CCCGATTGCCATGCTCGCCAGCCTCGGCGACGACGACGACGACAAGAAGAAGGCCCGTGGCGGTCGCGCTAAGAAGCAGGGCGGCGGTCTTGCCGGCGATCCCCGCACGGCGGCTCAGGCCATCCTTGACGGCTCTGCTGCGGCGTCGGGCGTTCCCAAGGAAGTGCTGGGCTTCGCCCCCTCTATGCCGGGCGCGGGTATGAAGCGGTTCCTCGGCCTCAAGAAGGGCGGCAAGGCTGCCGGCAAGAACGAGAGCTATGACGCGCTCCGCTCCAAGGGCGGCACGCAGGTGATGGGCTCGTATAAGAAGGGTGGCAGCGCCAAACACCCCGACGAGGCGATGGACAAGGCCCTCATCCAGAAGATGGTGAAGGCTGAGGCCCGCACTGGTCGCGCCAAGGGTGGCAATGTCTTCTCCGGCAAGGGTTATCCGGGCAAGGTTCCGGGCGTCACCGGCGGTCGCAAGGCCAAGGCTGACGGCGGTACGCTGCCGGCCACCCAGACGACGCCTCCGGCCACCGGGTCGATGGCTGCTTCTGGCGCAAACCCGGCGGCTAACTCGTCTGGCACGATGCAGGCGGCTATGGGCTCCGCCCCGGCTAAACGCTCGATGGCTAACCGCGATATGTCGGGCCGCGTTGCGGACATGGTGGCCCGTAACACCCGCGTGGCTGCTGCGCGCCCTCACAAGGCCGAACGGCTGGGGGCTATGAGCGCCGCTCTGGCTGGGTCAGACATGACCAAGAAGGGCGTCGAGACGGCTCGCAAGAGCGTCAGCGAGCGGTTTGGTCCGCAGCGTAAAGAGCGTGCGCCCAACGTGAAGGGCGAGCGCGGTGGTCCGGGTCGTCGTGGCCGCAAGGGCAAGACGGTGACGCCTGCTACGGAGGCTCCCGCTGAGACCACGGCGACGACGGAAGCCGCTGCGGATACGGGGCCGAAGTTCAAGCGGTCCCCGCGCTACGGCTCGGCGGCGATGGTTGCTGCCAAGAAGGGCGGTCGCATCAAGAAAATGGGCGGCGGCGCTCTTGGCTATGCAGAGGGTGGCATGCCTTCGCGTGGCGGCAATCCGATGCGTGGCGGCAACCGTGGTCCGAACATGCAGCGTCCCGGTGGCCCCGGCCAGCGTCAGCAGCAGCCCGTTACGGGCGGTCCCGGCGCTCCACCGGTGACGGGTGGCGGGTATCCGCTCCCGCCTCCGGGGATGTTCGGGCCGCAGGTCATGCCTCCTCCGGGCGGGTTCCAAATTGCTGGTGGTGGTATTCCGCCGGAAGTCATGCAGCGGTTTATGGCCGTTAATCAGGCGTCGCAGTCCATGCCCATGGGCATTGGTATGCAATCCGGCAGCTCTTACGGGCAGCCGCAGTCGTTGCCCGGCTTCGCTATGGGCACCGGCGCTATGGCTGGTTCTCCGCCTCCTATGTTCAACAAGGGCGGTCGGGTCGGCTACAAGAAGGGCGGCAAGGCCAAGGCCAGCAAGACGAACATCAACATCGTCATTGCTGGCAAGCCCGGTCAGCAGGCTGACATGCAGGCCCCGATGCCTCCCATGCCTCCGCAGGGTGGCCCTCCGATGCCTCCCCAGATGGCTGGCGCTCCCGGTATGCCTGCTCCCGGCATGCCTCCCATGCCCCCGCAGGGCGGACCCGGCCCCTTTAAGAAGGGTGGTCGTGTCTATGCCTCCTACAAGGACATGGATGCCGGCGCGGGTTCTGGCCTTGGTCGCCTAGAGAAGACCGAGATCGCCTCGCGGTCGAACCGTAAGGCCGGTGGCAAGGTCTACCGCTCTTACAAGGACATGGACGCGGGCGCTGGTTCGGGTCTGGGCCGTCTGGAAAAGAGCGAAATCCAGCGGCGCAAGTAATTCGCAGCGTTCCATCGGCGCTGTGAATCGGGGCGGGAGTGTAACCCCCTTACACTCCCGTCCCATCATTCTAGGGGGAACCGCAGGGGGCGGTTATGGCTTTGACCTATCAAGCATTTTTCCAGCATGAACTGGAAAAGCTCATCCAATCGGAAATTCAGCGGCTTAAAGATAGTTTAGTTTCTGCTCATGGAACCTTTGATTTTGCCGCGTACAAACACCAAGTCGGAATAATCGTAGGACTTCAGCGAGCCTTGGAGCTTGTGGAAGACGCCGAGTCCATTGTGAACGGCGGTGACAACCAAAGGGGGTAAGTATGCCTTTCATGTTGATGGAGCATGAGGTCGATCCAGCTACGAAAATCGTGGAGGAGATTGGCGATCTTTCCAAGATTGAGCTGTTTAATAACCAAATTCTGGTGGGCGTTTATATCCGTCCCCAGAAGACCAAGAGTGGCCTGTACCTGTCGGACAAGACCACTGAAGAAGACCGCTTTCAGTCAAAGGTTGGCTTGCTGCTGAAGCAGGGGCCACGGGCTTTTGAGCCCAATGATGAAGGCTGGTTTGACGGAGAGACGTTCAACTTAAACGATTGGCTTGTTTTCCGCCCGTCTGACGGGTGGAGCATCACAGTCCACGGCGTCCTCTGTCGCATTCTGACTGATACGCAGGTCAAAATGCGCGTCCCCAATCCTGATGAAGTGTGGTGAGGAGATACAAATGTCTGGAAATGATGAACAGATGGCTTTGGATATGGGCGATGACGCCAACAAGGCCGAAGACGCTTCTGTAGAAGTGGTTGTTGAGCCTGACCAGCCGGTCGAGCGCGAAGCCAACGCAGCGCCGGAAGAAGATGACGTTCAGACGCAGCTCAAGAAGCTCCAGCAGACGCTGGAAGACGAGCGTCGGGCGCGCAAGGAAGCTGAAGGTCGGGCCCGTGAAGCCGCCGAGCAGGCCAACAAAGCCTATTCTGAGGTGGAAGACACTAACCTTCAGCTTGTCGCCAACGCCATCGACACGGTTCGGCGCGAAAACGACATCCTGAAGAGCCACTACAAGGAGGCTATGTCGGTCGGTGACTATGATCGCGCGGCTGAAATTCAGGAAAGCATGGGGTCCAACTCCGCCAAGCTGCTCCAATTGGAGAATGGCAAGGCGGCAATGGAGGCTCGCCCGCGTCAGCAACAGGTTCCGACCTATTCTGACCCGGTAGATAACTTTGCGTCTCGCCTTTCGCCCCGTTCTGCGGATTGGATTCGCAAAAACCCTCAGTTTGTGACCGATCAGCGGCTCCAGCAGAAGATGATCGCGGCCCACAACCTTGCCGTAGCGGATGGGTATCGCCCGGACAGCGACGAATATTTCGAGTTTGTCGAAGACACGCTCAAAATGCGCCGCCAAGCCCAAAATGAGGCGACCTCTAACGCTGAGTCACCGATGTCCAGCGCCTCCCGGCCTGCCCCACGGCCCGCGCCGCCGGCTGCTCCGGTCAATCGGTCGTCTTCACCGCGCAACAATACCGTCCGCTTGAGCGCGGCGGAGGCTGAGACGGCTAAAATGTTCGGCATGACCGAGCAGGAGTACGCCAAGCACAAACTTGCCCTGAAGCGTGAAGGCAAAATCAACTGATAGGAGTTTAAAATGGAAAATACAGGCAATGAAACGTCCCGTCGTCGTGGTCGCCGCCCGAAAGAGCTTGATTCGGAGGCGCAAGTTACTGAAAACGCTGTGCCTCGTGCAGAAATGAGGTCTGAGATGCGTGAAGAAAGCTCTGTGGAGCGCGCCCGGCGCAGGACCGCTGAACTGAGTGGTCAGTTGGAGCATGTTAATGAAGGGGGAGACAAGTATTACGTCGATCCCAACATGATCCCTGAAGGGTGGGCCTATGAGTGGAAGCGACGGCTGCTCCTTGGCGCGGAAGACCCTAGTCATATGGTCGAGCTGGCTCGATCCGGCTGGGAACCTGTGCCACTAAACCGTGACAACGCTCATCTAGCCATGATGCCTGCCAATTGGCCCGGCAACACCATTGAGCGTGACGGTATGATTTTGATGGAGCGCCCGGCTGAGGTGGTTGAACATGCTCGCCGTCAGCACGACTACCTTGCCCGCAAGCAGGTGCGTGACAAGGAGGCTCAGATTGCCGGCACGCCGGATGGCACCTTGACCCGCGACCACGCGCAGGTCCGCCCGCAGATCAAAAAAGGCTACGAGGCTATGCCCATTCCAAAAGATTAAACCCATTTTGGGTTTTAGGGGCCACCTTTGGGTGGCCCTTTACATTTCTGAGCAATAAGTGGTATTTTACAGACAAGGCTCCGTATGGGGTCTAATGCCTCCCCCGGTGGGTGGTAAAACTTTCCCGGTTCTTAGTCGCCCCGGTGCGCGATGATGAACCTCCTGTAAGAAGGAGATTCCGTCATGGCGAATACCAATGCGCCTTTCGGTTTCCGTCAGTACAGCGGCACGGGCTCTGCCCCGACCTATGAACAGGTCGCCGTTCAAATCGTTTACAACGCTACCAACATCTTCTTTGGCGACCCCGTGGAGCCCGATGGCGCTACCGGCACGGTTGTCCGTGGCGATGGCACGACCGGCGCTGCCGGCATCGCTGGCATCTTCGTCGGCTGCCAGTACCTCTCGGTTAGCCAGAAGCGCACCGTGTGGTCTAACTATTGGCCCGGCTCTGACGTTGCCTCTGGCAACTATGTGACCGGCTACATCGTAAACGATCCCAACGCCAAGTTTTTGGTTCAGGTCGGAACGACTGGTCTTACGCAGGCTGAGGTTGGCTCGAACATCGGCTATGACATTGGCACGGGTAATACCGCCAATGGCATTTCCGGTGCTTTTGTGACGGAAGCGTCGTTGAACACGACTTCCACCCTCCCGTTCCGCGTCATTAGCATTGTCACGCAGCCTCCGGGTGCTCCCGGAACTGAAGCCGGTTCGTATAACTTGGCTATCGTGGCATTTAACAATGTCGCCACCAAGTCCCTTACGGGCGTCTAAGAGGAGTAAGGACCAATGGCTGTTAATCTTTCGGCTATTAAAGACCTTCTTCTCCCCGGCCTCCGTGGCGTTGAAGGCAAGTACGAGCAGATTCCGTCTCAGTACGACAAAATCTTCACCAAGCATGAGTCGAAGATGGCTCTGGAGCGCACCGCTGAAATGCGCTTCCTCGGCCTCGCTCAGCTCAAGACCGAAGGTGGCCAGACCGCTTTCGACAACGGCGCTGGTGAGCGTTACGTCTACAATCAGGAGCATACGGAAATCGCTCTTGGTTACGCGATCACCCGCAAGGCGATTGACGATAACCTCTACAAGACGCAGTTCATGCCGTCGAACCTCGGTCTGATCGAGTCCTTCCAGCAGACCAAGGAAATTTACGGCGCGAACATCCTTAACACCGCGACGACCTACAATTCGTCCATCGGTGGTGACGGCAAGGCGCTCGTCGCTTCGGACCATCCGATTGATGGTTCCACGGTGTCGAACTACGCTACCGTTGAGTTGAACGAAAGCACGTTGCTTAACGCGATGATCGCTGTTCGTACCAACTTCAAGGATCAGGCTGGCCTGAAGGTCTTCGCGCGTGCGCGCAAGCTCATCGTGCCGACCGCCCTTGAGCCGGTGGCGATCCGCCTGACGAAGACGGAACTGCGTCCGGGCACGGCGGACAACGATGTCAACGCGATCATGATGACCTCGGGCGGTCTGCCTGAGTCCTACATGGTTTCGGACTTCCTCACCTCATCGTCTTCTTGGTTCCTGCTGACGAACATCGACGGCCTCTCCTACATGGAGCGCGTCAAGTTCGAATCCGACATGCAAGTGGACTTCGTGACCGACAACCTTCTGGTGAAGGGCTACGAGCGTTATAGCTTCGGCTATTACAACTGGCGCTCGATCTACGGCTCGTTCCCCTCGTAAGGATCGACAGGGCGGGGGCTACGGCTCCCGCCTTTCATCTAGGCTCTCTGATCTTGTAGACCGGCCTAGCGGACGCTGCACAGACTACAAGATCGCATCGTGCAGGAGGTTCCTATGGGAACTACTACGTTTACTGGTCCTGTTAAGGCCGGTGACATTCTGAACACGAGCGGCAGCACCCTCGGCACTAACATTTCTAATGTTGGCTTTGTGGTGATGGCGCAGTCTTCGGCTGTCACGCAGGCTTCTGGCGCTACCTCTATTGTCATCCCGAAGAACAGCCAGATTCTTTCCATCAGCGTTATGGTCACGACTGTTTGGGATGGCGCTGCCACGACTTTTGGCGTTGGCACGACGGCCTCTGCTACGTTCCTAACGGCTGCTGGGGCGCTTGACGGCGCTGCTGTTGGCCCGTTGGCTGGCACTCCGGGCACCGACGCTACGCGCGCCGGCAACTGGAATGACGTTGGCACGACAGACCGCAAGATTGCTGTCACTTCCACCAACACCGGCGCTGGCGTTGGCGTCATCACTGTCACCTATCTTCAGGCTCGCAACCTGACGGTCTAAGGAACTAGGAGGCTATTATGAAGGGCAAGACTCAGAAGGGCGTTAAGGCCAATCAGAACCTTGGCGGCGATTTCTACGCTGGCGGCAACTCCGGCGTGGCGCGCGAAGCGAAGAACAAGGCTGAAGGCTTCAAGCGTGGTGGCAAGACCATGAAGGCCGAAGGTGAGATGGCTAAGATGCACGCTGGCCGCAAGCCGCGTAAGTCTGGCGGCGGCGTGATGTCGTCTGCTGCTAAGGGCTCGATGCGCCCCGGCTTTGAAGGCTAAGGCTACCAAACGCTGATGCGTTAGACGGGGGCCTTGCGCCCCCGTTTTACTAGGAGGGTACTATGTCTGGCGCTTGGACTCGCAAAGAAGGCAAGAACCCAGAAGGTGGCCTTAACGAAAAAGGTCGGGCTTCTTTGAGGGCTCAGGGGCATGACATTAAGCGTCCTCAACCGGAGGGCGGCTCGCGCAAAGACAGTTTTTGCGCTAGAATGACCGGCATGAAACGGAAGCTGACAGGCTCGGCAAAGGCTGCTGATCCGAACAGCCGCATCAATAAATCTCTTCGCAAGTGGGATTGCTGACATGGCAGAGAAGCCGTTTTGGGAGAAAGATGCTCCCAAGGATGCCAAGGAAAAGAGCCTGAGCCACAAGCAGGTTCAATCGGCAAAAGCTAAAGCCCGCGCGGCTGGTCGTCCTTATCCCAATCTTGTTGACAATGCAGCAGTAGCGCGCAGCAAAGGGAAGTGAAATGCAATACCGTACAATCTCCCTTACCAACGAAGGTCGCAGCGCAATCATTGCTGTCGATGACTTTCAGACACCGTTCAATCTCGGTTTGGCTGCTAATGTGACGGCTGGAACGCCAACATTCAGCATTCAGTATTCTTTGGATGACCCAACAGTTTCTGGGTACAACAAGGATTCTGCGCTTTGGTTTAGCATAACGGGCCTCTCTGGCGTCTCTGCTGATACGGGGGTTGGTATGACAATTCCCTGCCGCGCTATCAGCATCTATATGGCGTCGGGACAGACTGGGACTGTTGAACTTAAAGTTGTTCAGGCCGGCCCGGCTTAATAGGAGAGCTGGATGGCTACCAGTGGGACATACACGTTTAATCCCTCGCTTGGCGAGTTGACTCTGTATGCCTACAATTTGATTGGATTGCGTAATACGTCGCTGGTTCAGGAGCATTTTGAATCAGCACGCATGGCGACCAACCTGCTGTTGGCGAGCTGGTCAAACCGTGGCGTGAACCTCTGGGCTGTCGATCTTGTTACGACTCCGCTTGTTCAGGGGCAGGCGACCTACAACGTCGATGCCAATACTGTCGTCATTCTTGATGCTTACATGCGGATTGATGACGGCGTAAGCGACCCTATTGATCGTATTATCCTGCCGATTTCCCGCACGGAGTATGCTTCTTATCCCAATAAGGAGCAGCAGGGTTTCACGACCGTCTTTTGGTTTGACAGGCTTCTTTCCCCTACCGTCACTCTTTGGCCTGTTCCTGACGGCACAAGCGCGCAGTACCTCAAGTATTATCGCGTGAGTCGCATTCAGGACGCTAATTTGCAGGGCGGTGAGAACGTCGAAATTCCCTACCTTTGGATGGATGCGTTCGCTTTCGGCCTCGCTGTGCGTCTAGCGCAAGTTTGGGCTCCGCAAATGCTTGCTTCTTTGAAGCCGTTTGCTGATGAGGCTTATCAAATCGCGGCTGACCAAAACGTGGAAACGGCGCAACAATACATCTCTCCAAGCATTAGCGGATATTTCCGATAGGAGCGTTTCATGGGATATGCTTCTCAATCGGGAAGGGCAAGAACAAGCTCCAAAAACCCGCAAGCGCATGCGATCTGCGACCGCTGTGGTTTCCGATATAACCATGTCGATTTGACATGGCAGTTTGATTGGGCTGGGGCCTCGCTCATTAACAAGCGCATCCTTGTTTGCAGCACCTGCAATGACACGCCGCAGCAACAATTGCGCGCTATCATTGTTCCTGCTGATCCGATGCCGATCATCAATCCTCGAATTCAGGATTTTGTTACGGCTGAAACCAATACGCGAGCAACTTCTGGTCAAAATACTGTCGATCCGACAACAAATATTCCTGTTATTAACGGCGACACACGCATCACGCAGGACGACAAGGTTCGCGTGACGCAACAAACTGGCGAGCCTCCGAACGGGTTAAACCAAGAGCCGGGGACGAGCGAGTTCGTTCCCAACGAAATTGGTGGCGACGACCCCGGTTTGCCTTACAATATGGACGAAGTACCAAAAACGGGGCCCTTATATGGCGACTAATATTCAAATCCCCAACCTACCCGTTGCTATTGCCCTTAACGGCACGGAGGAAATGGAGATTGTGCAGTCTGGCGTATCCGTCCGCGCCACGACGCAGCAGATTGCCGACTTGCAGGGTGTTGGCCCGACTGGCCCTACCGGTTCTATTGGTCCGACTGGCCCTACTGGGGCCACCGGCGTAGGTGCTACTGGCCCTACGGGGCCCACTGGCGCTCCCGGTAGCTCAAGCAGCCTGTTTCTGTTTCAAGCCAATACTGCCATCACCAGCGGTTATCCGGGCGATGGATATGTTCTTTGGAACAATTTCACTCAGACATCTGCTACGCAACTTAATATCAGCCACATCACGGACAACGGCATTGATATTGATATTTTCCTTTCCCTTCTGACGATTGGTGAAAGGATTATTGTTCAGGATCAGTCTCAAAGCGCCAATTATCAGACTTTTACGATTACGGGTGCGCCTACGTCTGTAAATCCCGGTTTGGCTAACGCTTATTGGTCGTATCCAGTAAGCCTTGTGACCTCCGGCGGCACTGGCACAACCGGTTTTTCGTTTGGGCAACCGCTATTCTTGGCAATTGTTGTGGGTCAGGCCGGGCCGACTGGCCCGACTGGTCCGTCCGGGACCGGCCCAACTGGCCCAACTGGTGCCACTGGCGCGGCGTCCTCGGTCGCTGGACCTACGGGGCCAACCGGCGATACTGGCCCAACTGGCCCGACTGGGGCCGCGTCTACTGTGGCTGGCCCGACTGGTCCGACCGGTGCCTCTGGCTTATCTGGTCCGACAGGTCCGACCGGCGCCACTGGCGCAGCTTCTACGGTTGCCGGCCCTACCGGCCCAACTGGTGTTTCTGGGGCTTCTGGTCCCACTGGGCCGACTGGTGCAGCATCTACCGTTGCCGGCCCTACCGGGCCTACTGGTGACACCGGCCCGACCGGACCTACTGGGGCGACCGGCGCTGCGTCTACTGTGGCTGGCCCTACTGGGCCTACGGGCGTTACTGGAGCCAGCGGTCCCACTGGGCCAACCGGCGCTGCATCTACTGTGGCTGGTCCCACCGGACCTACTGGTGCGACTGGCTCTGTTGGTCCCACCGGCCCCGGCGGAACGCTTGCCAATTATGGCTCCTTCTATGACACCACTACGCAGTCTGCTGCGGCCATTAATACGCCGTATGCAATGCTGCTTAATACGACTGCTGAGTCGCTGAACGTATCCATTGTCAGCGGTTCTCAGATAACGGTTGCCTCGGCTGGAACTTATAATCTTCAGTTTTCCGTTCAGTTGGATAAGGCGTCTGGCGCTTCTAGTCACATCACCATCTGGCTGCGCAAGAACGGCGTTAATGTTCCGGATTCCGCCAGCACTGTCGCCATTCAGGGCACAAATGCGGAAACTGTGCCTGCGTGGAATTTTGTCCTCACTCTTGCGGCTGGCGATTATGTCCAGTTTATGTGGGAGACGGATGATATAGCTACGCAGCTTACGGCCTCTGCTGCGACCGCTACGGCACCGGCGATTCCGTCTGTCATCGTAACGGTCACTCAAGTGACCTACCTGACTGCTGGCCCTACTGGCGCAACTGGTTCTGTTGGTCCAACCGGACCTACTGGGGCGACCGGCACAAGCGGTATCACATCTGGTTTGGTGCTGTATTTGGATACCGCTGGCGGTGCCAGCCCGGTTTCTGGAAATTTGCCGCTTATTCCTAATTCTGGAACGCAGACAACTGTTACTACGTCTGTAAATGCTTCAACCGGCACTCAGATTGGCACGTTTGTCACGGATGTTGGCGTTCCCGGTGTCACAGCGGTCGTTGGCGGCAACTGGAATATCTGGCTGTATGCCAGCCGCTCCGGCGCTGCGGATGTGCGTTTTTGGGCGATTATTGAGGAAGTTGACTCCACAAACACGACTGTCCTTCAAACGCTCGTGAATGGCACATATGCTTCTGGCACTGCCATCACGACAGGCTCTTCGTCCCTTTTTGACTTCTCTGCTTATGTGCCGGTGACAACCCTCGCCAGCACAAGCAGCCGCATCCGCGTGACGATGTATGCTCAGTCGGTCACTGGTTCGCCCACGCTGACCAGCTACTACCGTAATGGCACGATCTCCTATCTTGTGACGTCAATTAGCACCAATGTGATCGGCCCGACTGGCCCCACTGGAGCTACCGGACCTACGGGCGCCACGGGCGCTACGGGCCTCACCGGCCCGACCGGGCCCACCGGAGACATCGGTCCCACCGGCCCCACCGGCACCGCCGGCGTGGTTGGCCCCACTGGGCCTACGGGTGACATTGGCCCTACTGGGCCTACTGGAGCCAACGGGACCACCGGCCCTACGGGACCGACCGGGGATGCTGGGCCGACCGGACCTACGGGGGATATTGGCCCAACTGGTCCTACGGGTGACGTTGGCCCGACCGGAACTTCTGGCGCGGCTGGCCCCACTGGTCCGACTGGCGACCTTGGCCCTACCGGACCCACAGGAACGGTTGGCCCTGCAAGCTACAACCGTACATCCTACACTGCGACTGCCAGTCAGACCACGTTTGCGGTGACATACACCCCTCCCAACATTGAGGTGTTCGTCAACGGCGTGCTTCTTAATGGGTCAGACTACACGGCCACTAGC